GAAATCAGCTTTCAATGTTTTGTCTGGTTCATGCTCTCGTGGAGAAGGATCGCCGCCTTGGCGCACTCGTCGTCTGCCTTGCCGACTAAGTGGAGGAAGACAGTCAGTGGCATCACCACCGCCCGCTCACCCTCGACGCCGAAGATCACCAGCGTGGTGTCGTCCGACTGGGTGAGATGCACGGTGATGTCGTCGTTGTCGTAGAATGAGATGATCGGTGGCTGCTTGGGTCCTTAGGTGTTGGGCTCTAGCGCCAGCCTGAACTCGGCCAGCTTGAAGAACGGAACGGCGAAGCTGAATGCCAGCGTGCCGTCGTCCCGCTTCGCGCTGATGGTGCACACCTCGCTCCGGTGATCATGCTTGACCACGAGATCGAAGGGGCCGCCTACAACGCGAAGCGGATGGATGTCATCAGAAGTCAGTGTTCGCTCCTTCGGGTTTGTTGAAGCCGTGGCTGTTCTCATCTTCGTCCGGTGGCTTGTCGCAAGGGACCAGCCGCCCGACCGTGTCGTCGTATCCGTAGTGGATGCACTCGCCTGTAGAAGCGCCGGTGTAGCGGTCCTTCAGGATGCGGAACGTGGTGATCCCGCGCAGTGCCTCGTTCTCAGATTGCTGATCGCGCTCAAGGCCGAACATGAAGTGCGACCAGAAGCCGATGGCGGACGAACCGTAGAAGTGTTTGATCATGACGCGACCACCCTCTTCGTGCGGCTTGCCTTCCTTCGGGCGACTGAGATGCGAGATGAAGTGGATGACGATGCGCAGCTCTTTGGCCAGCGCCGCCATCTCCGACATGATCCGCTTCAGTGCGCCCAGCTCGTCATCCTCAGCAGCGGCGAGCGCCGTGAGGTGGTCGAGATAGAACAGCCGCACGCCCTCGCTGTGGGCGAGGAAGCGGATGGTGGACGCGATGATGTTCCAGTCGGTGGCACCGAAGTTGTCGTAGAAGAAGACCTTGCCGCTCGCCTCAAGACTGTCGAGGGTCTCGACCAGTTCCTCCTGCTTCCACCCTGCCTTGGCTGCGGGGATGTGGAAGCGTTTGCCAGCGAACTTGCCAGCGAGGCGCTTGCCGGTTTCATCGGGCATCTGCTCCAGTGCGAACACGCCGATGGGCTCGTTGAGCCTCGTCATGTCGTACATCATCTGCTCGGTGAACCAGTCGGTCTTGCCGACGCCAGTGCCCGCGCCGAATGCGTAGGTCTCGCCCAGGCGGCGGCCATACGTCAGCTCGGTGAGCCGGTCGTCCCACCACGGAAGCCCCTGCTCCGGTGGAGCGAGGATGCGTTCGCGCAGATCGGCGAGAGTGACAACGCCGTCCGGTCGGTAGGTCTTGGCCTGCCAGATCGCGGTGATGACCTCGTCGTCCCGACCAGCAACGTGCATGTCGCTGGCGTCCTTGAGCGCGGTGAATGCGATCTTGCACTTACCCGGCTTGAACACTGTCGCGCACTCGACCGAACCCAGCTTGCCGGGCTCGTCGTTGTCGAACAGCAGGACCACCTCGTCGAAGCGGTCGAGCCACTTCAGGTTCTTCTGTATCTGCTTCTTCGCGCCCTTGATGCCCTTGGTGATGGACACCACGGGCCACTTGTGCTGCTGGATTTTGGACACGGTGACCGCATCGATCTCACCCTCGGTGATGACGACACGCTTGCCGCCGTCCTTCCACATGTGTTGCATGAAGAACGGGTCGTCCTCAGCGTCGCCGAGGTAGAGGAAGTCTTTGTTGGGGAAGCGCACCTTCTGGCCACGCAGCTCGCCCGAGAGCGGATCGCGGATGGCGGCGACTTGCACCGCTTGGCCCTTGAAGGTGGAGACGGAGTAGCCGCAGCGACGGCAGTCTTCCTCGGACAAGTCGCGCTTGGTCAGCGCAATGTACTCGCCGGTATCGATAAGTCCGGTCACGGGTCTCCGATCAGTTTGTTGGGGTGTGCGCTCGTCTCCATCGGCGGGCTCGTAATGTGAGCAGCCGATGCCGAAGCAGTAGGCGTGTCCGTCCGAGTAGCGAACGAGGTTGTTGCGGGAGCCGCACGATGGGCACGGCTCCTTTGCAACTGCGTAGCTGTCGTCGTCAGACAACGATCTCGATGCGGTCCCAGCGGACCTTCACCGTCTGGCCGGTTCGGCGGGCGACCCGCGTAGCGACTTCGAGAACCTCTTCCAACTCCGACAGCCCGACCTTGACCTTCACCCCGCTGCGGGCGGGATGGTCGTGGGTGGTGTCGTGGCCGGGTGTCTTGTTCATTTCAATTCCCTCACAACTCGTTCGTATTCAGCTTGCCAGTAGGCGTCGCATGCTGCGGTGAGACCGTCGTCGAGGATATCGACGCACAAGTCCCACCACCAAAACCAGAGGATCAACCGCGAGCTTCGACGCCGACGAAGTGGTAGCGCACGTAACGCTGCCCGGTCGGATCGACGCTGTGCTGCTTCGAGAACTTGAAGCCCATCTTCGTCAGGTCAACGATGCGGCGGCTGAGCGAGCGGATGCGATAGAGCGCAGCGGCTTCGACCGCAGTGATAGATGCGCGCTGCTGGAAGTGGTCGAGGAGCATATCGACCTGGGGCTTCTCGCCGACGATACGGAGGTCTTGCTTAGACATGTGTGATGTTCCTTAAGAGGTTACGAGAGGAGCCAGTCCGCCGCGATGCGCAGCAGACCGGTGTTGTTCAGGATGACGAGGAGAGCGATGCTGCCGAGCAGCACCGCGATTGTGATCTTCACCGCACGTCAATCGACGGGATGATGGTCGAAGGTTTGAACGTCACGCGGTAGTGGCTGACGCTCGCGATGGCGGGGTCCATCTGCTCCGAGAAGTACGTGACGTTGTCGCTGAGCCCGAGGTAGTGCTTCTTGTACTGGCCCGGCCCGGTCTTGCAGGTCACGGCCAGCTTCTTGTCGTACTGCTCCTGAGCGCACAGGCCCTCGATGGCCAGCACGTACTCGCCCGAGATGCCGTTGTAGAACACGATACGGCGGGCGATCTCGAAGTTGTCGGCGGCCTTCGAGATGTTCTGCGAAGCCACGCGGGCGTCGTCGTCAGTGCAGGCTGCGAGGCCAGCGGCGGCGGCAACGATGGTGAGAGCGGTGAGGATGCGCTTCATGTGTGCGAACCTCACAGGCTGCGGAAGGTGGGCTTGGCGACCGGCATCTCGTATTCGCCGATGGCCTTGAAGATCAGGAACTTGCCGCCGTGCTTCGCAGCCATCAGCTCAGCGATCTTCTTCGCCTGCCCGTCGCTGCTGTACTTCTTCGGCTCGGCAGCGGGGAGCAGCGTGCCGTCGTCCTTCTGCAGCGAGATGATGTAGGTGCCGACCTTGATCTCGTCCGGCTGCATGCCAGCTCCGTGAACCAGCTTGAAGCGACCCGCGATCCAGCCACCGTTGGCGCCCCGCTCGATGCCCTCGATCTTGATCCAAGTGCCAGCGGGTGAGACGCTCGCGACTTTCAAGAGTTGGCCAATGCGGGGACGCCACGTCGGGGACTGGCGGTTGGTGGAGATGTCGAGGACGCGAACGGTGGAGCCCGCGGTGATCTTGTTGGTCATGTGATCTTTCCAGATGTTGGGTGCTAAGAAGCAATGCGAGGGAGAGCGGATGCCCTCCCCCGTTCGACCGATCAGTCTTTTTTGAATGCAGCCTTGTTGGCCGCGAGCCGCTTGGGATCAGCGGGTTCGTTGACCCACTGCGTGGGGATCAGCGCCTTGTCGTATTTGAAGCCGAGTTGATCGCACCACATTGCGTAGGTGGTCTTCGACTTCTTCCCGATCTTGGTGTTCGGGTTGGAGAACACGAAGCGGATGTCGAGGTCGGGATGGCTCAGCTTGACCAGCTTGTGCTTCTTCCGATCCTCGGTGACGAACCGCCCCTTGGTCTCGATGATGATCCCGTTCGGCAGCACGAAGTCAGGAGTGTACTTCGCGACGCGGGCGGGGATTTCGTAGTTCAGCTTGTACTGTTCGTACTGAGCGGGGACTTCGAGGGATGAGAGCTGCGCAGCGACCTTCTCTTCGAGGCCACTGCGGTAGCCCTCTGCGATCCCGCGAAACTTCGAAGTCCGGGTTGCTCTCACCACCCGCCGTGCTGTTGTCCGAGCCATCGGTGCCGGTGTCGCCACCCGCGCCGTCGTCCTTCGACTGGACCGTGGAGGCGTCGTACTCGTAGCCTTCCTCTTCCTCGTCGAAGCCGTAAGCAGCCGCGTCACGCGAGCCTTCGCTCACCAGATCGAGGATGCGGACAGCCTGCAGTCGCAGCGACAGACCAGCAGCGCCGGTCGCCGGGATGAAGTAGCCGGGCACGCCTTCCTTGTTGAGGCCGACCTCGAACGCAACGCGCCCGATGGTGCCGCCCCAGATGGACGGAGCGGGCTTCATCTCGTTGCCCTTGGCGTCGAAGATGCCGGGCTTGCGGCTCCACTTCTTGCCCTGCTTCGGGCCCGACTTGTAGGTGCCGCTCGCCTGCATGGCGAACTTGATCTCGATCTTGCCGGTCGGCTCTTCGGTCTCTTCGTCGTACTGCTCAGCGTAGAGCGGATTGACGATGACCTTCTCCAGCTTCTTGCGGGTCGCGACGGGGAGCGCCTTGAACTCGGCCTCGGCACGCTTGATCGCTTCGTCGTGCAACGGCTGCCACTTCGCGATGAATGCCTGGACCTCGGGGTTGTTCAGTTCGCCGATCAGCTTCAGCGAATACTCGCCATCCGGCTTCGGGTATTCCTTGGTGCCGTAGTCAACCTCGGTCAGCTTCGGCCACTTGTAGATGCCCTTGAAGGTGGTGCCCTTCGGGGACTGCGGACGCTTTGCGTTTGCCATTCAGTGTTTCCTTATGCGCGATGATGCGCTTCGAGCCGGGCCACGTCGTAGCCTTCGGACATCAGTTTCGTTGCGAGGGTGAGGGAGATCGGGCGGCCCATGCGCCACACCGCGATTGCGAGTTCGAGGTTACGCACTGGGCTTGATCTCGTAGCGGATGTAGTCCCGCAGCGCCTTGAACTCCGCGATGTTCTGTTCGTCCGTCAGCATGTTGGTGGTGACGGTGAAGAGGTCCTGAGCAGGGACGCGAAGATGCTCGGCGAGAGATAGAAACGCAGCGCAGAGAGCGAGGGGCTGGATGTGCTGCGGGTGGTTCTGCATCCGGTCGAGGATGTCGATGCTGGCGCGAGCGGTGCGCTCGGCGTCGGCGTTGTTGAGCTGGTCACGATTGAGTTTTGGCACTGAGTTCTCGAATGTCCTTGAGTGCTGCACGGATGGTGAAGAACGCAGTCGCGCCGAGGCCGATCAGGAGACCGACGAGCAGCGCAACGATGTGTGTGAGGACGGGATCGGGGGTCACCCGATGATCTCTCCCGCGATGAAGTGCGCGAGGGAGTAGAGGGCGCATACGACGAAGATGATGGCGGCGAGGATGCACAGGGCCCCCAACAATTGGGGTGTGACCATGAACATGATCAGCGCCGCGATGATCGCGAGGAACACCGCAACCGCAAGGGCGTGCTGGAGGAGCGCCCGGTTCATCGAGCGGCCACCGGCTTGCGGTAGACCTTGCGAGCCGATGACATGAACGCGCCGTACCAACGCTTGCGGGCGTCGGTCTTCATGGCGCGGAAGTCGAAGCGGGTGCCGTCAGCGAGGGTGGCGTCCCAAGCTGCAGCGCCCATGCGGATGATCAGGGATGGTTTGGATTTCATAGGATATCCTTCAGTGGAACCGTTTGGGATAGCGAAGGCGCAACCCAATCATAGATGATCTATGATCGGTAGGTGACTAGGCAAAAAAGAAGTCGGACTTCAGCACCTCTCGGATGTTGAGCGTTCCGCGCGGTGGAAGCTGGGGACAATCTGCCCGCACCTTCTCAGGCAGGGCGGTGAGAAACTCTTCGAGCACATCGTGATCCTCGTACATGTCCACGAATGCGTGGCGCAGGCAGGCTTGGAGCATCGGCATGTCAGGGGCGACGGTGCCGTAGCTGTCGTGGATCATGGCGAACGCCCCTACCCCGTTGTCCAGGCAGAGGTTGATGGTCAGCATCATCGCAGCCGCGTCCAGCGAGTGGACGAAGTTGGGCGACACTGCCAGCGCCTGCCGGGAGCCGTCGATGGTGTCCGTCTCCTCGTTGATCGTGAGGTAGACGAGCGAGCCCTGCAGACGGGTCTTCACCCGCCGCTCGGACTGATCCATGTAGCACTGGTGGGCCGGGAAGCCTGACGGTGCGATCCATGTGATGACCTCGCCGTGCTTCGAGGCAGCGCGAGCGCACTGCTGCAGCCAGTCCATCGCATCGCGAGCAGCAACCACCACGTCGCCGATGCTGTCCCACACATAGCGAGCCAGCGCGGCAGCGTGTTTGCCCAGCTCGTCGCCGAACGGGTTCTCTTGGCCGTCCGCGATCTTCTCGGTGACCGCGTCCCTCACGTAGCCCATGCAGGACTTGAACGTGCCACCGTAGGGCAGCACCATCACCGGCCGCTTGGTGATCTTGCGGTTGATCCCGAAGTCCACCCAGCCGCGAGCAACCCAGTCGTCGGGCCGCGAGCGCAGCTTCTGGATCACGCGATCAGCCACCCGCTGGTAGATGTCGGCGGGCTTGGGATGCGGCACGAGGTTCACTGCAGCGCCACCCACCGGGTCACGGAGCATGGCTGAGAAGTGCTGCAATCCGTTACAGCTACCGTCCGCACTGCAGGGCAGCGTGGTGACGAAGCCGAAGCCGTGATCGAGGAACGCCGCGTACTCGAAGCACCACGCGAGGAAGCGCCACGGCTCGTCGGCATCGGCCCACCACAGATCACCGAGCGGGTTCTCTGCGGTGTAGCGGATCATGTCCTGTCGTTCCTCCACCCACGCGATGCGCTCGTCGAGGTCGGCCTTGTCGAAGCCGAAGCGGTTGGCCCCGTCGATGGCGAGGAAGCCAGCACCTTCTGCGTCGAGGATGGGCTTGCCCATGGTGTCAGCAAAGGTCAGCAGCGCCTTGGCGTGGTCGTTGCCCTGCGGGTTGAGCCCGATGGGGACAGCGTATGCACGGCCCCGGAAGTCGAGCTGGTGCGGGAAGTAGATCGCCGGTTCGGCGGCCAGCTCGCGAGCGATGGCGAGGGTTGACGAGATGCCCATGCGCTTGCCCCGGCTCGATGCGTTCTTCTCGTGCGTGTTCCGAGCTGCCCGCATCCACTTCTTCTTCTCCTCGGGCGGCACGTTGATCCAGCTCTCGGCTGGCGTGTCGGCCAAGCGGTGACCGGCCGGATAGGCGGGGACCTCGCGATCCTCGCGGTTTGGCATGGCGATCTCGAGCCCGCGCTCCCACACCTCGTTCATCACGTCGAGGACCTTGGTGTTGATGCGCCACGGTGTGCGCTGGATGGCGTTGAGGGACCGCAGGACGAGGCCCAGGTCGGCCTGCGCCAGCAACTCACGGTGCTTGCGGCTCGCATTCTTGACCAGCGGCAGCGCCTTGAAGGCGGCGGTGATGTAGCCACCCCCGACAGGGCCCTCCCAATCCTTCGGTGGCACCACCATGGGCGCGTAGCGCGGGACCAGCAGTTCGGCGCGGAGGTTCTTGTCCTCCATCCACTTCGCCGCCGCCGCCGTGGGCACCAGCACCTGATTGGTTTTGTTGCGGCCAACCCGGAGGTTCACCGTCTCGACGAAGCCGGTGCTCTCGGCCACGATCTCGATCAGGCGGACGCCGAGGTGCAGCTTCTCCGTCTGCGTCAGCGCGGGCAGCTCGATGGCTTCCTTGTTGGCGGTGTGGACGAGCACGCGGCGGGCGTGGTGCGCCTGCGCCCCCCGTTCCTTGAGGCGGCGCATGATGGTGGCGTAGAGGTCCGGTGCGGCCTCGTCGAATGCCTGGAGCCGTATCTCTTCCTCGATCATCGAGCCGATGTGCACCGCTACGGTGGTCAGCCGCGCCCGGCCAGCGGTGCCGCTGCCGCTGCTGTTGCCGTGCCTGACCGTCTGGATGCACTCGCGCAGCGCCATGTACGCCAGCACGTCCGAGGGCAGCTTCTCCATGGTGGAGAGCGCCATGTGGCGGCGACCGGCCTTGCCAGATCGGGCGGCTTCGAGGACCGCGTCGATGGCCTTGGAGACCGGCTCGATGGCCCGCTTGATCAGCGCCACGCCGCCCGGAGTGTCAGCCCCGAGCCCCTTCAGCTTTGCCTTCTCGACCGCCTGCCGCACCTTTCGTGCGCCCTTTTCGGCCGCCGCCTTTTCGAGCTGGTGCTCTCGCAGCATCGCGGTCTCGTTGGTCGGCAAGCAAACGCTGGTATCGGTCATGGGCTTCCTTCTGCATGGCTGGGATGTGTTCGTCGCGCCACCATCGGGCGGCTGCGATCTCGTCGGGTGCGAGGGAGCGGGCGATGGCCGCGCCGCTGCCGCTGGTCAGGTCGCCCTTGGTGACCCGCTGGGTGAACCAGTCGGGGAGCCGGGCGTAGGATCGGAGGAGCTGCTGGCAGAGCTGGTCGTAGCTCTCGTCGCTCAGCGGTGCGTTCCCCTCGACCTCGTAGAGGTGGCAGGACCAGAGGTGCATGCGGCACTGCCAGTCCCAGATGTCTGCTTCAGTCATGTCACCTTCATATCGTAGAGCGATGCGCTTTGTCGAGTGTCTCGCGGTGGCAGTGAGGATTTGTCACCTCGCATTGTCACCGTTCCAATTACGACCGTAGTCTACTGCGAAACGTAGAGTGATAGGACAAAAGAAAAGCCCAGCAATTTGCTGAGCTTTTTCAAGAGGGTTAGTAGTTGTTCGAGGATCGTAGAGTGACCCTACCGGGAACCTAAATCCACTGGGGGTGGTGCGGGTGGCAGGACTTGAACCCGCAATTCCGTAAGGAAATCAGGACCTAAACCTGACGTGTCTACCAATTCCACCACACCCGCGATTGTCACCTCCAGTGCCAATTTGCACCGCTTTGGCACCCGGATTGTCACCCGGTCGAAACCTTCCGGGCGACAGTGGATGCCCTCTACTACGAGCCCTCGGCGTTGTCCACGACCAGCCCAATTGCGGGCTTGGGCGGTGGCGCGAAGCCTGCCCCGTTGAGGGCCTTGAGGGCGGTGGCGAAGGCGGCGTCGTCCTCGAACACGGCGTAGCGTTCGGTCATCTTGATGTCCGAGTGGCCCATCAGCTTCTTCAGGACCGACAGGGGCACCCCGTTCATCACCATGCGGGAGCCGTAGGTGTGCCGGGTGCAATAGACCACGGCGTCCTCGACCTGGGGGAGCTGGCTGCGGGTGCGCTCCCAGAGCCACCGCATGTGCGGCTTGGACAGCTCCGTGAACGGGCCCGGCTGGTTGCCCTTTCGCTTCCTGAGGCCGGTGAGGATCGCCTGCGACCGGTCGGAGAGCGGCACCGCGCGGAACGAGCCATTCTTGGTATCCCAGAAGATGGCGCGGTCCTTGTGGATGTCCTCCCACTTCAGAACCTGCCCCTCGGTGTAGGTGCGGGCTCCGGTGTCGATCAGGAACTGGAAGAAGTCGCGCTCGTCGTGGCGCTCCCAGATTTGCCAGAGCCCGAGGATCGCGGTCTCCTCGTCATGCGAGAAGAAACGGAACCGCCCCTTGTTCTCCCTGAACTTCGGGAAGGTCGGCACCTCGGGCAGCTTCTTCGCCACCCGCGCCATCATCACGCGGATCGCGGACTTGTAGCGGTTGACCGTCGAGCCCTCGACCTCGCGCTCGTTGAGCAGGTACTGAAGGAAGTCGTCGATGTTGGACTGAGCGAAGGCGTCGATTACCGACATGCCCTCGCCGCACCACTTCACGAACGTGCTCGCGTTCAACTCGCACTTCGAGCTGTCCTTGCCCTTCGACCAGTGCAGCGTCGCGGTCTCGCGGAGGAGATTGCCGAGCGTGCCAGCGTCAGAGCCACCGATGCGCTTCTCGGTGGTCGGGAGGGGCTTGCCGAGTTTCAGGGCGGCGCGGGCTTGCAATTCCCACGCCTCGCCCTCTGCTTGGGTGTCGTGCATCTTCACGTGCCGATCACCGTTGACCATAAACTTCGTAATGAACTTGTTGCCCTTGGGATAAGTGGCCATGGGTCTATCCTCTAATTGGAAGTCTCGCGCCTCACTTCGAGGTCATCAAGCTGCGGATGCTGGCGTACATCTTCTTGCCACCACCGATTAGCTTCTGACCCTTCGAGCGGAAGTCGCCGGGGATCGGGTCGATGCTCAGGACGTTCAGTCCGTCGCGGCCTTGGTGCCCACGGTCAGACATCAGGGCGCAGATGCGCGAGATGGTGCCGTCTGCGAGGTCGGTCGCTGCCGACAGTTGCTTCTGCGTTATGCCGGGCTTCGCGCCAGCGTGCAGCAGGACGAGCATCTGGTTGGCGGTGATGTCAGGGCTGATCTTCCTGAACTCGTTGATCACGAGCGTCAGCCGCTTCACCCACTCCGCATCTTCGATGCTGCTGTTGTCATTGATGGTCACGAACGAAGCCCCCTTCGCGGTCATGGTCTTGGTCTCCTCTGCTTTGTGGATAGTCGATGAGTTGTAACTCACTACGATAGACAACTGTATCGGTCAAGCTGGGTTCCCTAGACGCGGTTAAGCGGATGTGACTAAGGGGAGCCGACCGAGCCCCCCTCTCTCTTCACCCGTAGAAAGTCTAGGGATCGATTGTGTCCGCTTATGGATTGAGCGGATAGAACTGTTGCAGCAATTCCACAGGGAATGCCTTGGCAACCTTGAAGCCCATCCGCTCGAACGCGGCGGGTGCACGGCACCACTTCCAGAGGATGCCCTGCTTGTCGGCGATGGTGATCACCAGTTCCTCGTCCGCGAAGATGGTTGCGATTGGATCGTCGAGCAGATCAAGCGCAGCCTCCTCCCGTGTCGCCCACCACCCGGCAACCGTCTCGTATCCCTCCGGTGTATCTGGAGAGATCAACTCATTAGGCTCAACATCAGTCGGTAGCTCAATAACCCCAAACAAGTCTCTCATAATTACCACGATTTTCCGTCTTGTAGAGGCGCCAGCCCCTTGCTTCTACACCGCTTCGGTCAGCCGCCCTGACCTGATACGGCAGTGGATAGTCCTACGATTGGTAGGTGGCAACACCGTGAATGTACGGTGTGGACCGATACCAGCCATGTGTTGCCTGTAAGCTTCACGTCAGCCCCTGTTCAGGGTCGGTTCACGCTTCCCCTTGAGGAGAACTGTTGCCGCCCGAGCATACCGGGACGTTCGGGGCTGTCGCTCGATGATGCTTTGCAGCACCCATGCCGGGGCGTCGCCGCCGACCAGCTCCATTGCCTGCTCGTAGCTCATTCGCGGATGAACCCCTTGTGCAGGAAGCCGGTCATCGACCAGAGCGACACGACGAAGCCCTGATCGACCGTGCGGTCCTTGTTGAAGACGAAGTGCGGCTCGACCTTGAAGCAGAGCCCCCTGCCCGAGCACGCCACGCGACCGGCCTTGCGGGCCGACTTCTGGCTGACGAAGATGCGTCGATGTTTCATTGTAGACCTTCTACGTTCTGTAGGTGATCAGGCAGCGAGACGCGCGGACGTGTTGCGCCAGCGCGAGGGATGCGAGCCCGTGGAGGCACCGCTGATCGGATCGACGCACGCCATCGACCCGTCTTCGCGGATCATGAAGTTCTCGTCATGCAGATCAGACGGGCCGGGAAACTCCAGCCGGTACTCGATGGCGAACTTCAGTGCGCCGGGTGATACCTTCTCCGCAGCGAGTGCATCGCGATCACTCCGGTGCATCCCTGCCCTCAGGTGCTGGTGCAGGCGGCTCACCTCGGGCTGCTTGAACGACACCGCGCTCACCGTCTTGCTCATGCGCTCCATCACCGCCACGTAGAACTCGCCCTGCTTGCCCTCGTTGAAGCGGCGGAAGCTGTGCACCATCGGCGCGTGCTTGCCCATGTGTCCGGCCTTCGCAGCCCAGATCACGTAGTCGAGCCAGCCATCAGGCCGCGACCGGTTCACCTTGATCACGCGCTTGCTGTTGCCCTTGACGAGCACCGTGGAGAAGCAGCCAGCGCCGAGGGTGGCGTAGCCACGCTTGCGCAGCGCCGCGATGAATGCCTCGCCATCCTCCCAATGACACTTTTGTGCCTGGGCCCTCGGTGCGGGCTTCGGCGCATCGAGCGGCGGCATCATCGGTGCGGGCTTCGGCGGTAGCGCGATGTCGCGGAGGAACATCTTCGGATCGATGCCTGCGACCTTCTCCAAGACCATCGCGAGGTTCGCGTCGCCAGCGTTGTAGGCCATCATCATCCGCATCGCCTTCTCCTCAGCAGCGCGGCGACCGTCCGGCATCGGGAAGCGATCCATCTGCGGCGGGCGGACCAGCTCGATGTCAACGGTGCGCATGCTGACGCGCAACGGCACGCGCTCCATCGCATCGAAGTGGCGAGCCATGCGCATCTCGTCGGGCAGGCGCAGCGTGTAGTAACGCTGATGGTCCCAAGCGGAGCAGATGTCGCGCATGCGACGGCGGATGAAATCGAGATCGCGGATCGCAACGTCGTGAAGGCTGGTGCGGCCGGACATGACGGTGTGGTTGATGGGATCGTATCGAAGGTGCATCTTCGATTGCCTCTAGGTTGGTGCTGTAGGGATTGATGAGGGTACGCAGAACACACTGGAGGGGCGGCTTGCGCGGCCCCTCGGATGTGGTCTCGTTACTCGCCTCGAAGGCGGCACAGGTTCGCGGCACCGCGCCATGCAGCGCGCTCCTCGGTGTAGTGCCCTAGTTCCTCAGAGGGTCGGCGCGGTGCTTTCGGGGTGATGATCACGAAGCCCTGTAGGGCCTCGCGCCAAGCCACCTTCCAGCCCGCGCCACATGCGTGGTCGATCCACTCTTGCCATGTCTGCATGTCAGTGCATCCGGGCGAGGATGGCGATGGCAGCGCCCGCCCCCATGAAGGCGAGCGCGAGGGCAATTGCGATGGCGCGTTCGACGGTGTCGCGAGGGCGCACCTTGCGCGGCTTGGGGATGCGTTCGAAGTACATCGCGACCATCACAGCGCCTTCACACTGGACGTCACCGCACCGCGCATGATCGCGAGGCACGTAGCGTCATCGCGCACTTCGCCGGTCTCCCAATCAACGCAATCGCTGATGAAGGTGGGGCAAAACTCCCAATCGAAGACGATGTCGTCCTGTGCATCGCCGAGCGCGACCCAGATGCGTTCAGCGTCCGTAACAAGGGCCATGACGCGGTGGCGCATCTCGAATGCACCCACGCCATCCCAGATCATGGCGAGCGGCTTGCACTTCTCGCGCAAGTCGAGAGCGGCTTCCCAGAGGCACAGCGCGGCCTCCACTTCGAGTGTCGTGTATGTGCGGTCAGTCATTGCGTGGCTCCGTTCAGCATGGCGACGACAGCGTTGATGTCCGCTTGCGCGTCGTCGGTCATGATCACTTTCGTGTTGCTTCGCTTGAACTCGCCACCATCGACGAGGTCGTCGCGTTCGTTCTGCGCAACGAAGCGGTCGTAGTCACCGAAGTGGATGCACCACGGTTCGTCCTTGCCGTCGCGGACGAGCACGGAGAAGTATTTTCGCGGCTTGGTCATTAGCGGCCCCTCGCATATGCACGGAGTGAATTGATGTAGCCCTTGATGCCGCCGGGGCTGCGGCGATGGTTGCGAGCGTTGCCCATCCAAGCGACCACGATGGTGCCGCTGGGCTTCACGCCAAGAAAGCGTCCGCGCGTCGCAGCGCCTGCGCCTTCGTCGCTGCCAGCGTAGACCCACTGGCCGGGCTGCAGGTTCGCTGCGGGTGTTGACCAGATGTCAACGGGCTTGCTGAAGCGGCTCATGCTGCCACCTCGCGCTGTCCCGGCATGATGCCGCAGTAGAAGTCGGCAGTGTCTTCAACGTGCTTCTTTGCGTCGGCATCGCGAATGAACGCGACGGCGAGCGCAGTGGTGCGAACCTTCGCATTACGCTTGCGGTAAGCGCGATACAGTTGCTCGCCGGACCAGTTGTGATCCGCATTCATCAGTGCCACGCGCATGCCGCGCGGTAGCTTGTCGTATTCGCTCATTGAGCTAGAGCGGACCTTCCAGCCCGGTCCGCAGTTGCTGTTGCTGGCCACGGTAGTGCCTCCGAAGTGTTGCCGGGGATTGCGCATCCTCAGTCACCGCCTAACGGTGAGACCATCGACCGGCGGCAATCACTGCCACCGATCTAGGTTTCGCGCTTGTCTACGATTGGAAGGTCACAGGTCACGAACAAAGCCGGAGGTGTCCCGCTTCGCGTTGCCCTTGGCATAGAGCGCAATCACGTGGTGCGCCGGATCGAGGAACCGAAGGTCGCTATCGTCGCCACCGAACACCGGGCGGCCAAGGTACATCCAGCCGCCAGCAATCAATTCCTGCACGGTGCGAGCGTCGCGGAACACCGCAGCGACGTTCATGCCGTTGTCGAGCGCAGCAATCGCTGCATCCTCATTGCCATCGGCAAGCGAGAAGGTCAGCGCGTAGTTAGCTGGCACCCGCTTGCGGTTGGCGATCTTTGTGTAGTCATAGAACTGCACCTCAGGGAATGCAGCCATCAGCGACGGGTAGACATCGCCCAATTCGTGCGCTGCGGGCTTGGCCTTCATCGACCGGCGGCAAGGCACGCTTTCCCAGCGGATGTCGCTTGTGCCGTTGAGGCGAAACACGGGAGTGTAACCCTTCTCTTTCGCCAGCCGGATAGCCTTCTCAATGTCAGCGACCAGCACAGCCATGAAGTTGGCGCGGTCAGTGAAGAACAGGCGAGTTTTGCGGATGCGAGCGGACTGGATCGAGTTACGCTTGCCAGCAATCACGTCCTGCTCAGTGAGGATGCCGTGGCCAGCGGCAATGCCACCGCGCCCGGCAGTGTTGAGGCACGCGGCTTTGCATCCAGCGGTGGCCATTGCGCAAGTGTTGAAGCCCGACAAGCTGGCAGGCGACAGATGCAGAATGAACGTCCAGTAGCCAGCACTACGGCCTTTGTTGATCTTGGGATTGGACGGCGAGAGAAGGCGGAAGTTGTTCGAGACGGGATAGCTCGCAAGCACGGTGGACGCCATTTGTAGAACCTCTATGGTTGGAAGGTTTGAAGACAAAAAAACAGATCAGGAGTGGTCGAAAGCCCCGGCTTCATCGATTGCCCAAAGCCACCCGTTGATGCGGACGAACTCTTGCGCATCCATGTCCCAAGCCTTGAACGTGCCATCTAGGTCAGTGTCGGGCTTGATCAGATACGGGCCTTCATGTGCATCGCAGGACGCCCAAACCTCACGGGTGAAGCCGTCCAAAATCGCTACGTTGTCGGTCATGTTGATCTCTCGCTAGCAGGACAGATGAAAGCACAGCGCGGGCCCTGTATCGCCGGGAGGCGACCGCCTGATGAGGTTGAGGCCGTTGCTGTGCTTGTGATCTATTCTGCGAGGGGCTGTATTCGGCGACCGGCTAATGAGACCGGTGGCAAGGCCGACATGCCGCAGCAATTGGCCCCTTGCGTTCACTTCACCGCGCCATTGCAGCGCCGATTACATCGGGATTTAAACCCCTGTGACCACCTCCCCGCAGCGCCAGCCTCCAACACACGCTAGCAACACCTAAGAGGTTGCGGCACTTGGTCGGGTAGAGCGTCCTACGGGTAATCGTGGCGACCAGTGTTTTTATGCTCTTGCCCGCTGGTAGGCCGTCATCGGTTGGCATTCGCGCCACCCACCGGAGATGCACTAGGCGTCCCCGATGTCTCGAGTTGTAGACGATCTATGTTTGGAAGGTCAACAATTATTTTGGCACCTCTCAATCTTTTTTATAATCCACTGTTGGGACTCGAGAATTTGCCTGCGCTCGTGAGGCTTGCTAGGCCGCGACGATGAAAAAAAAACAGATACGAAGCGACGCGGATTGATCGCGTTCGTCGTCGCGGTGGTGATTTGCGCTGTGATCGCGTTCGTCAATGACGCGGCGGTGCGCCGTGACGGTGGAAGGTATGGGCCGGATGCTATCTGGCATCCCTACGGGACGCGCTAGGCCGCGCTCGGTGCGCCCTTGGTGCACGTGAGGCGATGGCCCAGGGTGATTAGTGTCAGCCGCTCGGTGCGCCCTTGCCTGCCCTACGGTGCGCCCTTGGTGCACGTGAGGTGCGCCCTTGCCGGACGGTGGCGAGTGTCAAACTGACACTAATCGTCCCGCCGGACGGTGACGCTTGCGGAACGCTCGTGCGCCCTTGCCTGCCCTACGGTGCACGTGAGGTGCGCCCTATGCCGGGCCCGTGGTTGCCCGTGTCGCGCCCTGCCCGTGCTCGTGAGGTGCACGCTAGGTGCATAGGTGGTGCGGCGCGATTGTCTGGATGTGACAAAGACACTGATAGGCAAATGAAAGTGACCAAGCCCTTGCGCCGCAGCTCTTTCGGTGCGCGTTCGGTGCGCTATAAGGGCGCGAATGGTGCATCAAGAGGATACCATATCCCGTGCAATGCCAGCAATCTCAATGGGTTAGCCGATGGTGGTGACAACGGGCGGTGACAATGGCCTGTGATCGCGCCGGGATCGAGGCCCCCCGAGGGGGAAGCCGCGCCTCCCTCCTACTCGACCCCTGCTTCAGAGATTTCCGCCAACTATCCGGGGAACCTTAGAGGGCTTGTCAGGTGCACGTAAGCAACCATCTAGGGACCTAGACAGTCCACGAGCGGTGGGCGTCCATGCGTTCTACCGAGTGCCCCGCTAGGCAAGGTGCGGGGAATGGGAAGGCCACTGCACGGGCTCCGTAGGGCCTTGAGGGTCAGTGGGGTTGACAAGCCCCGAGACGAGCGACAGCGAGTTCTCGGGGCCTCTTAAGCAAAGTCGGAGGTTGGGAATGCCAAAGCGTCGGCAATTGCATGGTCGTGTGCTCACGAGGCTCTCGGAGCAAGGGGTCGGCTGGATCGAGAGCGGGGATGGTGGGTTCCTCGCGATCAGTGGCGAGGGAACTTTCCACGCGGAGCTGACACCGGCCGAGGTCATCGAGCTGGGGACCGAGCTGGTCATGCACGGAACCGAGATGCTGGCTAAGCAGGCTCGCGCTAGTCGATGCACTTCCAAGGAGTGATGATGACTGGGGACCTTCAAGGACCCTCAGTCACCTTCATCCATGGGAACCAATCTTACCCAAGCCTAAGGTGCACCTTCAGTAACCTATAGGGAAACCGGGAGGGGACCTTAGGGCGAAGGGGCAACCTATCCCAGTAACCAAAAGATACCGCCCCTCCCCGCCCCCTAGCGGCTTCGTCGGCCCATGATCGAGCTGGCGAAGCTCCTCTCGGGTTCCGGGTTGAACCGGTCCTTCCCGATCACACAGTCCATGAACCTCTGCAGCTCCTGCTCGACGATGGCCTCCTTGTGGGCAAGGTGGGCCTTCTCGGCGTCCCGGTTCATGTACTCGGTCCAGTGCGCCACAGCACCAGCGAGGGCGTCCAGCCTGTCGTCGTGCTTCAGAGCGCCCCTGTCCCGCGTCATGCGGGTCATCTGGTAGAACAGGCGGTAAGCCTGCTGGGCCTCTGCGGTGTAGCTCTCGGTGGACCGGTAGTCCTTCTCGATGACCGAGGGGCAGACCACGAGCCGGTGCTGGTTCATGATCGGCTCCAGCGTGTCGATGATCCGGGCCTCCTTCTGGACCTTGGCCCATTCGGCGTCCTTCACCTCGACCGGATAGACCTGTTGCGACACAGCCGCGAGGAGCTGCGTGAACATGCCGCCGCCGTAGTTCGGCTCGCAGAGGATCAGGTTGACGTGCTGGGCCTTGGCGGCCTTGCAGATCGACGTGAGCGTGGCCTCGTCGTAGCCGCCCAGGAACGCGCCGATGTCCGTGAGGAACAGGCGGCCATGGAGCATCTTGACGACGGCGTAGGTGGTCTCGTCCTTACCGCGACCGGAGGGGTCGACGAACATGACCGAGCCCTCGTATTCCAGATACTCCTTCGAGACGAAGATAGGGCGATAGTAGTGGTCGCCGTTCAGGCCGACCGCAGGGACGCCATCAAAGACCTGATCAGGCCCAGAGGCCCACGCCAGATCGCTGGGAGCGCGTAGAGGATCAAGGGGCTGCACGATAAGATCGCGAAGCCTAAGAGGATATCTGTCCGCATCGGAGAGGCTCGTGTCGAGTTGGAATTGCAGGGCGAAGCCCGAGCGCCCGTAGGACAGCTCACGCTCCATGAGGTCCTCGTCAGAGAACCGGTCGGGGTCCGTCGAGTGACCCTCGATTGAGGGATCAGCATCGAGCAGGTTGGCGATGAATGGTGCCAGCTTGACGCCGTACTTCTCGCGCTTGTCGGCGGTCGGATACCTGGCTGGCCAGATGCGGACCACGTAGCCGCGCTCTGGCATGGCGTTGTAGAGCGACTGCTCGCACTGAGGAGTGCCGAGGTAGATCACTCGACCACCCGGCTTGAGCACGGCGTCGAACTCTTTCACCAGCTCGCCCAGCTTGTCGCGGAGCGCCTGCGTTGCGGAGTTGCCCACGACTTCGATGTCGTCGGCGATGATGTAGTCAGCGCGAGAACCGGTGAGCTGGCCCGTGATGCCGACCGACTTAACCGAAGGCGAATGGTCAGGGCGTGCGGGGCCAACGTCGAACGCGATCTTCGAGCTGCGCTGGTCGTCCTTCGGCCTCAGGAAGTTGAGGAGTTCGATGTCGTTGATGAGGCGAAGGGTGAATGTCGAGAAGTCGTCGGCGCGGTTCTTAGACGCGGACACGACCA